GCTGAAAAGCGAACGGGTGGATTTGTATGATGAATGCAAAGCCGAGGTGTCCGAAGCGATCGCTTGGCGCAACCGGCAATCGCAAAGGGGTGCGTGATGCAATTCATGCCCACAAATGATGTTTTTCATCATATTATTCGACTGTTGCAGATCCATAAGGACAAGGATCTGATCATCGAGATCTTCAAATCGGCAGGTGTGGAAGTGTCAAAATCAAAACTTAAGGCTTGGGACACAAAAACAGGGCGTCCGGTGCCAGGTTACCGCGAAATGCCGAAAGAAGATCTGCAGGCGTTCATTGATGAGCTGTATCAACGCAAGCTAGTCGAGTGCGACGATGACGCCTGAACAATACAAACAAGCCCAGCGCGATCTGGGCTTCCACGGCCGCAACAAACTGGCCGGCTGGCTCGACACCCTCGGCATCAGCGAGTCCAGCCACAAAAAATACACCAGCGGCCACGCCCCGATACCGCCGGTGGTCGAGAGGCTTATAAACGCACTACTCAGGCTTGATGAGCTGAAAAAATAGACAGGCTGTTTATTTATCCATGCTTTTGTTGCAATCACTGGATATCCATACTAGATTATCTGTATAACGTGCCAGAGTTGGCACTAACTGGGCCTCGCAATCGCGGGGCTTTTTTGTGCCTGAAATATGGTTTTCCCTATGAGTCCCTTCAGATTTTCACGGCGGTCCATCGAGCGGCTGCATGGCGTTCATCCAGAGCTGGTGTTGGTCGCGTCCCGTGCGCTTGGTTACAGCGCCGTTGATTTCGGCGTAACCGAGGGCCTGCGCTCTATCGATCGACAGCGCGAACTGGTGGCGGATGGGAAGTCGCAAACGATGAACTCTCGGCACCTCACCGGCGATGCCATTGATGTGGTGGCGTATGTAGGCGGAAAGGTGAGCTGGGACATGAAGCACTATGAAGCCATTGCTCAGGCGTTCAAGAAAGCCGCTGCAGAGCTGGGCATAAATATCGAGTGGGGCGGTGATTGGAAAACCTTCAAAGACGGCCCCCATTTCCAAAGGGCGCGAAGCTGATGCCTGAGAAGGACCCGACAAGCTACCAGCTGCTGACATACCTGTGGGTGATGGTTTTGGCTGCATGGGGTGGTATCGCCAGTTATATCCGGCGTGTGAGATCAGGCGCTGCTGAGAAGTTCTCGTTTATGGAGCTGATTGGCGAGATTGTTATTTCAGGCTTTACTGGTGTGCTGACTTTCTGGTTGTGTGAGTTGGCGGGCTTCCCCGGCCTGCTGACTGCAGCCTTCGTTGGTATTTCTGGGCACATGGGTAGCCGAGCAATCGCGCTCATGGAAGACTCGTTCAAGCGCAAGATGGGCGTTCGATGATTACCCAGGCCCGCATATTCCTGCTGCTGGGCGGAGTGGGGGTGGTGTCTGGTCTGATCTGGGCGCTGATGACCATCGGTGAACTGAAAGCAGAGGCTCGCCAGTCAGAACAGGCCATCATTTCCCTGAGCCAGACCATCCGAGAGGAGCGCGCACGCTATGAGCAGACTGACCGCATGCTGGCAGAAACAGCCCATCAACGTGCTGATGCAACCCGCAGGGCTGGCCAGCTGGCTGATCAGCTGCGTGATCTCGCTGATACAGCCCCCTGTCTTGATACTCGTATTGGTCCTGATGCTGCTGAGCGGGTGCGCCGGTACCGAACCAGCCCCCCGTTATCTGAGGGAGCCGGTACCGCAAACGTGGACTGATACTTTCACACCACCCCTGCTGAACGGCACGTATGGCGATTACATGGCGCAGTGCGAGCTGATCATCCAGCAGTGCAATGCGGACCGGATCAGCGTCAGGCGGTGGTCTGGTGAGGCTGAGGCGACAGATGACGGGGCCCCTGGCACCCCCTAAACACCGCGGGGCAGGCGCAACCACGCGGTTTTCGGCAAATTTTCGGGCCTTTAGGGCCGCCACCACCACCTTACTGAGACCCGCATCATTGTTGGATTCGGTACTGGCGGGGGTGGCGATTCAGCGGGATCAACGAGATGGCAGAGATCAACAGGATTGAAGACGCCTACTCCTGGAACATCACGCGCCTCGCCGAGGCGTTTGGCTTGCACCGGGAGACGGTACGCAAGCGACTGAATGCAGCCGGGGTTGTTCCGAGCGGGGTCAGAAACGGGGCCAACGTTTACAGCCTGAAAGATGCCGGGCCGGCCGTATTTGCCGACATGGTGCTGGGCGGTGACATGGACCCCGACACCCTGCCGCCAACTGAGCGCAAAGCCTGGTACCAGTCAGAGAACGAACGGGTAAAGCTGGAGCAAGAGCTGCGCCAGTTGGTCCGGGTGGAAGAGGCTCACCGCGAGATGAGCACGATCGCCAAGGCGGTCACCACCACACTGGAGAGTTTGCCCGACATCCTGGAACGCGACTGCGGCATTGATGCCGATTCTGTTGCCCGGGTGCAAGACATTATCGACAGCATGAGACAGCAGCTGTACGAGAGGATCATCGATGACGAGTCTGACGAGTAGCCAAACTGCAAGCGCTCGCCAGATCCGCCTTGATGTTGCCAACCTGATCAAACCGCCGCGCCGAGTGCGCGTGAGCACCGCAGCCGCCGAGAAGATGATGGTGGTGGACGGTGGTGGCAAGGTCAGCAAGTACAGCCCCGAGCTGACGCCGTACATCATCAAAGCTATGGACTGTCTGGCCAGCCGCAAGTATGACGCAGTGGTGTTCGTTGGTCCGGCCCGAACCGGCAAGACCAACGGCCTGATCGATGGCTGGGTGTCCTACGTCATCAGTTCCGATCCGGGCGACATGCTGATCGTGCAGATCTCGGAAGAGAAGGCACGAGAGTTCAGCAAGAAGCGCATCGACCGCATGTTGCGCAACAGTCCCGAGCTTGCTGCGCTAATGTCACCGCACGGCCACGACAACAACGTCCATGACAAGACGTTCCGCGCCGGCAATTACCTGGGTATCAAGTGGCCCACGGTCAACGTGTTGTCGAGCTCGGATTACCGATTTGTTGCGCTGACCGATTACGACCGTCTGCCCGAAAACCTGAGCGGCGAAGGCGACCCGTTCAGTCTGGCGACAAAACGAACTCAGACATTCATGTCCTCCGGCATGACGCTGGTCGAGACTTCACCGGGCTGGGATATCACCGACTTGGACTGGAAGCCCGATCCGCGATACCCGCACATGGCACCGCCGACCAAAGGTGCGCTGGCGCTCTACAACCTGGGTACCCGCGAACGCTGGTACTGGCAGTGCCCGAGCTGCAGCGACTGGTTCCAGCCGATCCTTGAGCATTTCAGCATCGAGCATCGCCGGCCATGTTGCCCGCACTGCGGCACGATCATTGAAGACCCACACCAGAAGCGTGAGCTGAACGGCAAGGGCCAGTTCCTGCCGGAAGGCTGCAGCTTCACACCCGATGGCCAGATTGAAGGCGAGCCGCGAAAGACGCGCATTGCCAGCTTCTGGATGGAAGGGCCAGCGGCCACGTTCCAGACCTGGGATTCACTGGCCGACAAGCTGCTGCAGGCCGAAGAGGTCTACGAACAAACCGGCAGTCAGGAAAAGCTCAAGACCACCATTAACACCGACTGGGGCCGACCCTACCAGTACCGCAAAGCCGAGAATGCCCGCAGCCATGAAGCGCTGCAGGGGCGCACCGAGAAGCTGGGCGAACGTGTGGTGCCGCACGGCGTCCGCGCACTGTTCGGATCGGTGGACGTACAGGGCGGCAAGAAGCGCCGCTTTGTGGTGCAAGTAGTCGGCTATGGTGAACACGGCGAACGCTGGCTGATCGACCGCTTCAGTCTGCGCAAATCCGAGCGCAAGGACGAAAACGGCGAACTGCGCCGCATCGATCCGGGCGGCTACATCGAAGACTGGAACCTGCTGATCAGCCACGTCATCAGCCGCAAGTACCCGCTGGCCGATGAGTCTGGCCGCGAAATGCCGGTGCTGCTGACTGCCATCGACACCGGCGGTGAAGACGGCGTTACCGAAAACAGCTACCAGTTTTACCGCGCACTGCGCCGGCAGAGCCTGCACCACAAAGTCATGCTGGTAAAGGGTGGCAGCACCCGAAACGCACCGCGCATGCGTGAAACCTATCCCGACAGCTCAGGCCGTAAAGACCGCCATGCCAGCAGCCGCGGCGATATCCCGCTCTACCTGCTAAACACCAACCTGATCAAAGACACGATCAGCAACGCCATGGAGCGCACCGAGCCGGGGCCGAACTACTGCCACTGGCCGGACTGGCTGGGGGAATGGTTCTTCGAAGAGCTGACATACGAACAGCGCGGCCCGGACGGTAAATGGAGCAAGCCCGGGAAGGCCAACAACGAAGCATTCGACTTGATGTGCTACGCCGACGCTGCCGCGACAAAGAAGGGATACGACAAGATCAACTGGGAGGCGCCGCCACCCTGGGCCCGTGACTGGGACAACAACACCGAGATCCAGGCTGATGGCGTCCGATCAGCCACACGCAAATCCACCGCGACACCGCCTGCAGAACGCCGGCGGCGCAGAACCAGAGGCAGGATAGGTTGATGGCCTACACCCAAGACGACTTGATCAGCATCCGCGAAGCGATCGCCACCGGGGAAAAGTCCGTCACCTTTGCCGATGGCAAGGCGGTTACCTACCGGTCGTTGACCGAGCTGATGCAGGCCGAGCAGATCATTAGCAAATACCTGGAAGCCGCTGCCGGTCGCCGGCCGCGCCGTGCTTTCCGCATGAACGTAAGCAAGGGGGTGTGAAGTGAGCAAGCCCCGCGTCCGCATCAAGAACGGCATGCCAATGCAGACCCGCGCCCAGGCCTACGAAGGCGCAACCCATAGCCGCCGCGCATCCGGCTGGACCGCACCGGCCACCGGCCCGAACCGGTCACTGAATGCCTCACTCGGAACGCTGCGCAACCGCTCCCGCCAGAGCTACCGCAACAACCCGTGGATCCGCCAGGCGATTGACCGCAACGTCTCCAACGAGATCGGCACCGGCATCGTACCGATGTTCGACAGTTCAGACGCTGCATTCAACGAACGCCTGGAGCAGCTGTGGCTGCCGTGGACCGGCCAGAGTTGCGCCGATGGCTCGCTCGACTTCTACGGCCAGCTGGCGCAGGCAGTGCGCTGCCGCCGCACGGCAGGTGAGGTGTTCATTCGCGTTCGGTATCGCCCTTTCAGCTGGGGCCTGACCGTACCGATTCAGCTTCAGGTGATCGAACCGGACCACGTCCCGCTCGACATGAACGAGACGCTGCAGAACGGCAACAAGATCATCGCCGGCAAGGAATACACCGCTCGGGGCCGATTGGCTGCCGTGTGGATGTATCCCGAGCATCCGCAAGACAACACCAGCATGGGCGTCAACAACCCGATCCGCATTCCGGCCGACCAGGTGATTCATCACTACCTGCCGCTGCGACCGGGGCAGGTACGCGGTGAGCCGGACATTGTGCCGGCGCTGCTGCGGGCCTACACCTACGACACCTACGAAGATAGCGAGCTCAAGCGCAAAGAGACCCGCGCCCCGTTCACTGGTTTCCTGCAGAAAGAGTACCAGAGCGACAACGACTGGCAGTTTGACCCGATCACCGGTGAGCCGCTGGCCGACGACTCAGATGTGCCCGAGATCAACGCTCAGCCCGGCACTATCATCAGCGGGGCAATCGGCGAAAAGCTGACCCTGTTTGATGGCGACAACACCGGCAGCGGATACAAGGACTTCCAAAAGCAGCAGTTACTGGCGATCGCGGCTGGTGCCAAGTCGCTGTACCAGTTGATGACCGGCGACTGGGATGGCGTCAACGACCGCATCTACCGCGCGATGATTCAGGAATACCGCCGTGAGATTGAAATGGCGCAGGACCACCTGGTCATCCACCAGATCTGTGAGCGCGTGGCTTTCTGGTTCACCGACCAGTGCGTTGCTACCCGACTGGTCAGCGCTGCCGGCTACGCCGACCGATACGACGATTACAACAAGCGCGACTGGCGAACCCACCGCTGGCCGCATATCCACCCGACACAAGACGTGAGCGCAACCGTGACCGAGATCAAGAACGACCTCGAATCGCTGGATGCTGCCGTTGCCAAGCGCGGCTACCGAGCCAGCGAAGTGCAGCGCAAGAACGTCGATGCCCGCAAACGTAAACGCGACCTGGAACAGCAAGCAGGTCTCCAACCTGAAGAGGAATAACCATGCCATGGTTTAAAGCACAGGCCACCGGAGACCGGGCGGCCAAGGTCATCATTGACCGCGCAATCGGCTCCGACTGGGCGCCGGACTGGATTCAAGACTGGACCGGCGAACAACCGGCCCGTGACTTCATTGATGCCATCGAAGCCTTGGGTGAACTGGACACCATCGAACTGGAGCTCAACAGCCCTGGCGGTGACGTGGCCAGCGGTATCCGCATCATGAATTACCTGCGCAACCACAAGGCCACCGTGAACATCACTGTGACCGGCATGGCGGCCAGCATTGCCACTGTCATCATGATGGCCGGCGAAACCCGCACAATGGGGATCGGCGCCACTCTGATGGTGCACAACCCAGCACGCTGGATGGCAGGGTTCTACACCAAGGCCGAGATGGAAGATATGGCCGAGGCGATGGGCAAGGTTGAAGCCGCCGTCATCGAGGCCTATGTGGTCGGCACCGGCAAAGACGCAGACGAGATCAAGCAGTTGCTCGACCGTGGCGACACCTACATGACCGCCGACGATGCAATCGGCTGGGGTATGGCCACCGCCAAGCACGACAGCCTGAAGGCGGTCGCGTGCGCCGATCCGAAGCAGTTCAAGCAGCAGCTGCAGATGCAGGGCAACATTCGCGCTGCCGAACAGATGGCGGAAGCTGCACAGGCGCAAGCCAATAGTTTCAAAGCCGAACTCGAAACACTTCAAGCATCGCATGAACAAGTGCTGGCCGAACTCGAAGCCTTCAAGAACCCGGTCGCTGCCACTGCCGATGACATCATTGCCCGCTGCGCCGAAGCGGGTTTCGAGGCGATGGCCGTTCCCATGGCTCAGGCCAAGCTGCCGATCGCTGCCGTTGAGCAGCGCCTGAAGCTGGCCGCCGAAGTGAAGGATATCGCCAAGGCATCCGGCATCGATGCTGGCGCATTGATGGCGCACCTGGATAACCCGATTCAGATGCTCGGGATTGCTGTGGCCGAGGCGAAAGCCCTGGTTGATCAGGATCTCGACAATCACACCACGCCCGGTACGGGCACAACCGCAAAACAGCCTGATTCCAAAAAGGCTTACGCACAACTCAATAACCAGAGAGGTTAAACATCATGGCAACTACCGAAGCCACCCGTGCCGGTGAATTTCTGCTGTCAGAAGCTAACGGCACCCGTTCCCGTCAATCCATCGTCATCAACGCAACAGCAGGCCTGTTGGTTGCTGGTACTCTGCTGGCGGAAATCACGGCAGCGAACGCAGCCAGCGTAACTGCAGGCACCAATACAGGTAACGGCACATTCAGTGCGGTGACTGTCGATAACACAGCAATCACTGGTGACTACCTGGTCACTATTACTGAGGCTGCCGAAAACGGCGGTACCTTCACCGTTGTTGATCCGAATGGTGACGAAGTGGGCACCGGCAGTGTTGGTGCCGAATTTGTTGGCGGAGGCCTTACATTCACCATTTCAGACGGAGCAACGGACTTTGCCGTAGATGACAGCTGGACCGTTTCCGTAACCGCTGGGATTGGCGAGTGGGTCCCCTACGACGATGACGGCACTGACGATGGCCGCCGTGCGTGCACAGGCATTCTGTACGGACCTGTTGACGCTCGAACCTCAGACGCAAAGGCTGTGGCCATTGTGCGAGATGCAGAAGTAAGCGGTGCAAAGCTCACTGGTAATGATACGAACGGCACAGCAGACCTGCTGGCGCTGGGTATCATCGTTCGATAATCCAACCACTTAACGATGAAGCCGCCAAATGGCGGTTTTTTTGTACCCAATTTGAGAGGAAATCAATATGCCTTCTTTGGATATTTTTAACGATGATGCGTTCAGCCTGCAGAGCCTGACCGCCACCATCCAGGAACAACCACACGTGCCGGGCCGCCTTGGTGAACTTGGTCTCTTTGAGAGCGAGGGCATCACCACAACCAGTCTGAGCATCGAGAAGGAAAACGGTATGCTGTCTTTGGTGCCTGCTGCAGACCGTGGCGCACCTGGACTTGTGGTTGATAAAGACCCGCGCAGCGTTATCCCGTTCAACACTCTGCACTTGCCCCAGACATCTACGATCATGGCGGATGAGATCCAAGGACTTCGTGCATTTGGCTCTGAAACCGAAGTTGAAGCGGTTGCGAACTATGTCGCCAAGCGTCAGGCCAAGCACCGTCGTGCAATCGACGCCACCTTCGAGCACCTGAAGATCGGTTCGGTGAAGGGTGTGATCATGGACTCCGATGGGAAGACCCCGCTGATCAACCTGTTCAAGCGTTTCGATATCAAGCAGACCACGCACAGCCTGGTGTTGAACAACGGCAGCACCAAGGTCCGCGAGAAGGTTCTGGAGCTGCTGGACAAGATCGAAGATCAGCTGGACGGTGTGAGCTTTACCGGTGTGCGCGTAGTCTGCGGTCGCAATTACTTCAAGAAATTCACCGGACATGACAATGTTCAGCCGGCTTGGGAGCGTTGGAATAACGGCGAAATGCTGCGTAACGATCCGCGCGGCGGTTTCGAGTTTGCGGGTGCAATCTTCGAACAGTATCGCGGTCAGGTGGGTGGCGTGAAATTCGTCGATGACAATGAAGCCTATGCCATCCCTGAAGGCGTGTCCGGCCTGTTTATCGGACGCATGGCGCCGGCCAACTATATGGAAACCGTCGGTACCAATGGTCTGCCGTACTACTCCAAGGTTGAGCCGCTGCGCATGAACAAGGGTGTTGAGCTGGAATCCCAGTCCAACCCGATCTTCCTGTGCACACGTCCGAATGTAGTCATCAAGCTGAACGGCTGATCTCTGCAGATCCAAGCGCCTCACCCGGGGCGCTTCAGTGTGAGGAGGTAGCCACCATGTCCATCGACAAAACCATGAAACGAGCAGCCCGGCGCAACCTTGTGCGCTGCGGTGAGCCCTGCGATCTGGAGAGGTACGGTGTTACAGAACTCATTGAGAATGTGCTGGTACACATCATGCGTGATATCCAGCTGGTATCCGCGGGCGACACTGACACTGCTGAAAGGCGCACAGAGGCAGAGATGCTTGTTGATGACGTGGGCGACCTCAAAAAACGAGACCTGGTCCACACCGAGACAACCGTCTGGCGTGTGGAATCGAAGGTGGCGAATGACGGCTATACCGTGCGTGTGGTCGTGAGTGAGGATCTATGAGCAGGGTAGTGGGCAACAGCCAACCGATCCGGATCAACGAGGGCGACCTAAAGCGGGTGCGTGACGTGTTGTACGGGTACCGCAACGGCGCCGAAAAGGCCGTGATGCGAGCCGTTAACCACGGCGCACGGCAGGGCCAGAAGCATGTGGTCGATGGCATCTACGCCAAGGCCGCGCTGAAGAAAGCCAAGATCCGTGAATACACCAGCTTCCGCCTCGCAAGTCTGGGTACCAATGGCCGCGCCTATGCCAGCCTGTCGCTCAAGGGCAGGCCGCTCAGTCTGCTGGATTACGGTGCCAAGCCGGTCGGCAAGCAGGGCGTTAGCTTCCGGATCTGGCGCGATGGCAAACGCGAGAAGTACAAACACGCGTTCATCGCCACTCTGATCAAAGCTCGTTACTCCGGTGTGTTTGAGGTCAACATCGACTCGCCCAAGTACAAAGAAGGTCAGCGCACCCCATGGCGGCGTAAAGAAGGCCCCGGCATCCCGACCATCTACATGCAAACACCAGGGCTGGCCGAGAAAGCCAATGAGCTGGCAATGGAAGCTATGATGAAAGAACTCGACCGGCAGGTCGGCCTGATTGACCGGGGGCTGCTGTGATTATCCGTGAACAGATCGTGCAAGCGATTATGGACCGACTGGCGCCACTGACAACCGTGTCGGTGCTGCGCCGCGAGCAGTACGAAGATGAGTTCGAGTTCGTGTGCGTGTGGGACCAGACGCAGGAAACCAGTCGTGACGACTATGGCCGACTGACCCACACCATGGATCTGACCGTTGAGTTCATCCGGCAGGATGCCAGCGGCTACGCATCGCCTGCCGCTGCCGTGTCCGGCATGTATGGCGATCTGGTGCTGGCGCTGTTCAACGACCCGGTCACCGGTGAGCCAGACCCGACCTTTGCAGGGCTTGCCGACAGCATCACTGAAAGCAGCATGATCCCGCTGACACCCGAGGCGGGTTTGCGGGTTGTTGGCCTGTCGCTGCAGGTCGAGATCACATACCACACCAAACACGGCGACCCGTTCAGCCAGTAACACCCATTCCCTGACACCCAATTCAGAGCAGTCCAACCGGCCTGTTCAGCGCACCCGTGCGCACGATTTTCCAAAACCGCGCAACCGCGCATATCAACGATGAGGTAAACCCAATGGCAAACGCAGATAATGCGCTGCTGCGCATGGAAACCGGCCAGCAGTCCTACCCGATGGATGCACTGCTCGACACCGGTGACGCAACCACTTTTGAAGGCCTGGCCGCTCCCTGGTCTGGCCGCGCCGGATTTGAGCCGGACGTAAAGCCTGACGGCGTGATCAATGGCGGCTCTATCACTCCGGGGTCTACTGCAGACACTGTGGCGGTCGAGGCTGTGCTGTGCAATTTGGGCGGCACCGAGACTGCAGTGGGCGGCAACACCGCTGTGGCCGTGACCCGCGCATCTACCAGCACCCACATCATCAACTCTGTGACTATCGACAACACCGGTGCAATCGCTGTGGTTGCCGGTACCGAAGGCACCAGTTTCAGTGAAACTCGTGGCGCTGCCGGTGGCCCGCCGTACATTCCGGTTGGGTCGATTGAAGTGGGGCAGGTGCGTCTGAACGCTCAGGCATCCGCGCTGGTCACCGCTGGCCAGATCTTCCAGGTGGTCGGTCTGCATCAGGAGCGTTACGATGCGCCGTTGTTCGATGTTGACAGTCGGAATGGTCAGGTGAAATTTGTCGGCGTATTGCCCGCCATCCACACCGGTGACGAGCCGAAGGGCGTCTATGCCAGCTACGCCACGCCGATATTGCAGGACATCGAGCCGGTTCGTGATGTAGTGATTCCAGAAGAGGCCTACTCAGTATCTTCCGAGTCTTACTACGGCCGCTCCATTGGCTCCACCTCTCGCTCCCTGTCTCAGGGCTCTTTCACTTACGCAATGAAGGACGGCATCACCGACACCGTGGCGAAGCTGGAAGGCCAGAACCTGTGGTTCGAGTTCCTGCCTGATCGCTACAAGACCGGCCTGAAATTCATTTATCAGGGCATTCTGGGTATCAATCGAAGCTACCCGGCATCCGGCGCAATGACGGCAGCCTGCACCGTATCCGCATCCGAGAAGGCGCAGCCGGTAGGAGCATAACCGCATGAGCTTTGACCTGAACGCTTTTCGTCAGGCGAAGTTCGAGCCCCGGCAGGATGATGTACTCCTGCCGGAGCTTGCCGACTTCTTCCCTGATGGTGCCAAGCCCGTATTCACCATCCGCATGCTGTCATCCAATGACCTGCACCGCGCCGAGAACGCCATCCCGGTGGGCAACGCTGCGCAGGAGTTGCTGAAGCGACTGGCCGGAGGCGCTGACCAGGACAAGGCAGAAGTTGCTGCTGAAGTGCTTGGCATCATCGGCGGTGACGACATCGAGGCCACGCTGAAGAAACAGCTTGAGATGGTCCGGATCGGCGTAGTCGCACCCGAGCTGCAGCTGCAGGACGTGGTGACCATTGCCGAGCATTTCCCGGTGGCCTTCAAAAAGCTCTGGCTTGAGATCACACGACTGACCGGCATGGGTGCAGCCGCCGTGGTAAAGCGGCGTCCCTCTGGCAAAGGCAAGACGTCAGAGACGCCCTGACTCTCTGTGATCTGCGGGGCCGCTTCCTGTTCGAGGTGCGGCCCGACCTTTTCCCAGAGGGTTACCTGACCCCATCAGAGCGTGAGCTCTGGATCATCTACTACGACCACAAAGCCGCAACCCGAGAATCCAACCATGGCCGTTGATCTGCAGCGTACGATCGAAATCATCTTTGCCGGTGTCGATAACGTCGGCCCCACCGTACAGAGCGTCGGGCGAAGCCTGGACGAGCTGCAGGGCAAGGTCGGCAGCGTAACCGGCCCCATGGCGGACTTTACAAGAACAATCTTGAGCACCGAAGCGGCACTGGTCGGCATCGGCCTTGCAATGGCGGGGGTCGCTGTCAATGAGGCAGGAAGGTTTGAGGGTGCTATTCAGGAAATCGGCACACTGTTTGGCGCAACGGACGCTCAGGTACGCGGACTGGCCGATGGCATTCTGGAGTTCAGCCAGAGCAGTGCGCGCTCCATCGAGCAGATTAACACTGCTGTCTACCAGGCGATTTCGACCGGTACTGATTACGCGGACGCGATCGGCTTTGTTACACAGGCGGAACTGCTGGCGGTGGCAGGGCGCGCGGATCTGGCTGAAGTCACAACCGTGTTGTCAGCAGTCATGAACGCTTACGGCGCAAGCGCGGAGGAAGCGTCCCAGTATTCCGACATCCTCTTTACTACTGTGCAACAAGGGGCCACAAGCGTTCCTGAGCTGGCATCGAGCCTGTCAGGGGTTACAAGTATCGCATCGGCGGCAGGTGTGTCGTTTCAGGATGTGAGTGCAGCAATCGCCGCCATCACGGCATCCGGCACAGGCACAAGCGAAACCATCACCCAGCTGCGCGCACTGATCTCTGAGCTGCTGAAGCCGTCAGATGATCTAAAAGATGCGCTCGGGGGCGTATCGCTGGAGGCGGATGGGCTGGATGGTGTCATTGCCAAGCTGGCCGAGGCAACCGGCGGCAGCGCCGAAAAGATGGTGCAGCTGTTCGGGTCAACCGAAGCGGTGCAGGCGGCTCTGACGCTCGCTAACGATAGTGCAGGCAACTACGCATCATCCATTACTGCGATGGGTGAGGCGATGGGCGTTACCGAGCGCGAAGCTGAGCGCATGAGGCAGCAGTTCACTGAAGTAAACCAGACATTTGCGAACATCATTCAAGCTACATTCATCAATGCAGGCCTGCCGATCCTGGATGAATACAGTGATGTTATCGGTGCGCTGGGGGATCTGTTTCAGGGCGTTCAGTTCAGTCTTGACAGAGGTGCTTTCGATCCAATCTATGACGCCATCGAAGATGGCTCCGATGTTATAACCGAGTTCCTGGAAGGCGTTGCTGAAGCGCTGCCTGAGGCCTTGGCATCGGTCGACTTCGATGGCCTGCTTGCAGCGTTCTCTGATCTGTCGGGCGCCATTAGCGGGCTGTTTGGCGACCTCGATCTGACTAAGCCGGAAGACCTGCAAGAAGCCATCCAGTTCATCATTAACGGCATCGAGGTGCTGACACGCTACTCGGCCAGCGCTGTGGAGTCCTTCGGCCCGTTTGTGCAATCTATTGCCGAGTTGGTGAATAAAGCAATCGAGGGCGACAAATCATTTGCCGACTTTGCGGGCACCGTGGGCGGCATTGCCACAGTCATAGATACCTTGCTGCCATCAGTTGGCGGCCTGGGCAATGTGCTGGCAACCGTGGGCGGCGGTCTGGCAGTGCTGGGCGGTGCCAAACAGGCGGGGCTGGCGATCAGCAGCCTGACCAGTCTGACAGCCGTGCTGGCGAATCCGGTTACAGGGCTGGTTGCTGTTTTCGGCGCAGCAGCATATGCGGTTATTGACTTCTCAAATGGCATTAGCGAGTTCAATAACCAGGCTGCCGAGATGAAGCGGGTCGATGATCTATGGTCGCAGGCAGGTAGCATGGCCGACAGCTGGGGCGACATGATCGTCAAAGCCAAGCAGCTTGGCGCGGACGTATCTCACCTGGCGGACGTGTTCGAAGAGACCTACGGCATAACCATTGAACAGGCCGAGGGGTACGATACCGTTTCAGAGGCGATGGATGGCGTCAGCAAGAAGGCCGAGGAGCTGGCCAGTGCCGAGAAAAAAGTATCGGACGAACGAGCTCGTGCGCGAATGGAATCGCAGATCGCGGCACTTGATGAGCAGGACAGGGCCAGACGGCAGGAAGAATATAAGCAGAGCATTCTGGATCAGGTCGAAGCCTATCGCGCGCTAAGTGCTGAGCAGTACAACAAGCTCACTGCGGATGAGCGAGAGACGTATTGGAAGGCTCTGCTGCTGGCGGATCAAAAGGGTTGGCTGGCTGAGCTGGAAAAAGAGAAGGGCGCGCGTTCTGAAATAACAGAGGAGCAGCGCAAGCAAGAAGCTGAGCTAAAAAAAGAGGTCGAGCTGCGCAAAGAAGCAAAGGAAATGCTGCTGGCGCAAACTCAACAACTCTATGACTTCCAGATTGCGCTTGAAGAGATAGCGAGCAACGAGCGCATACGCGAAATGGAGCTCACCTTTGAGATCGATATCGAGCAGATGCGGCAGCAAGGTGAAACCGCCCGGGCAATCATTTCCTCGATCGGTGAAACAGTCAACAGCACAGGTGAGACGCTGGTTGGCCTGGCAGAGCTGCTTACCGGCTTCAGCAGCACATCGTCCAGTGGTTACCGCGAGATCATGGAGATCATCCAGAACGAAGAAGCGCGTAGGGATGAGGCGATACGGATGCAGCAGGAGATCACCCGCGCACAGGTCGAGCAGATGGATGCCCAGACAGCCCTGCTGCGACAGAGAGCCGACGCATACGCCCGGGGCGATGCTGCGATCACGATCAACGGCGAGGGGCTGCAGCCACATCTGGAGGCGTTCATGTGGGAAATCCTTGAGACAATTCAGACCCGCGTGAACGCAGAAGGCCACGCCCTGCTGCTGGGGGTCTGACATGATATCCATCACATCAAAAAGCTTTGATCCAAGTGCAGTCCTGGTCATCGACCGACCCAAACCGAACAGCGATCTGCGCGCCATGACCCGGCGAGTGAATCGCATACCGACCCTCGATGGCGGCTATGCACTCAATGACACAGGCCACAGCCCGTCAGATCAAACCATCACCATCATCTGGGCAGCAAGCGAAGCGGAATACGCCACAGCGTCCCGCATGCTCAGGACACACAACCGCATCATAATCAGTACGTTAGATGGTTGTTTTGAGTCGGTACTTGAATACCTTTCGCAGCAGCGCGGCGAGGCGACTGCGCGCATACTTGTACTGGAGAAACTGAGCGCATGAAACTGACAACTGCACTGCGTACTACAATCGCGAACGAAATCCTGAGTGCCATCACCAATGGCACGGCCGGTGATCCGACTATTGAAATCTACACCGGCGCTATTCCTGCGCTCGGCGATCCGGTATCCGACACGCTGCTGGCAACGCTGACTATGACCACTACGGCAGGCACGGTGACCGATGGCGTGCTCACCATGGATGCGATCACCAGTGACCCGACCGCAGACGCTACTGGAACGGCAGGCTGGGCGCGCGTGCTGGATCGTGACGGTGTTGCGGCTATTCACATCACGGTTGCGGACGATGGTTCCGGCGACCTGAACCTGAACAGCGTCAATGTAGTGGCAGGCACGCCGGTTGCGATCACTGCGTTTACGATCACAATCGGCGGGGTGTGAGATGCCTCGGTATAGAGTAGATGGCGCGCTGACAAACCTGCCTGAAGAAACAACTTTTGTCGACATCATTGGCAAATCGACCTCCGGAGGCTTTGGTTTCGGTGACTACAACGAAGCCGACGGAACATTTTTCGTAAATATCGACAATGCACAGTCAGATGATAACTGCTGGCTGACTATCACGGCAGAGTATAGTGTTTTTGGAGAGCCGATACAGACGCTAGCAATCAAAACGGTCGGCCCGTATCTGATATCTGATGTTGGGGTCGTCGTGCCATGAGCCTGACAATCGACATGTCTTCCGGTTACACGCCGCCGCTCAACGCCATCGATATGAGCGCGAATCCTGAGCCGACCTATATCGGCGCAGCGCTGGAACTGTCTGCGGATGCGTCAGGGTGGGTGGCGCTGTCCGGCACGGTTGATGCCACACTGGATATAACGGCATTCGCTGCAGAAGGCATTTACGGCCCAGTGGCTGCAGAGATTGGCTTTGCAGTGCACGCTGAAGGTCAGGCAGGCGGCACTATCGGCGAGGCATCGGCAGCGCTCGGCTTTACCGTGTCCGCCGATGGCTTCAACGACTGGTCGGCGGCTGGCGTTGATAAGGATCGTGCAATCTACCTGCTGGTGCTTGGCGATACCGATCCAATCACCATCCCGATCAGCAGCTGGCAAGCCACGGCGCGACAGGGCGATGTGAGCAGCTACCTAAATGCGGTTGTGCCTGCATACGAGCCACTGGCAGCAGAGATTGCTGCACGGCAAGGCGAGCGCATGGAGATTCGCATGGGCTTCAGGTTCGATGATGGCGCGATCCGGTCCGAGCCTATTATCTCAGGCCCTATGCAAACGCTGACCGCACAGTCAGGCCCGCGCAACAGTACAGCGACACTGAGCGGATATGCCCGACTTGAGAACACAGCAACCGGCGCTGATCGGACGCTGGTCAACATCCGCACCACTAGCGAGACCAACGGCAAGCTGCGCGTCCGGGCCGATGTTGATCTATTCCTGCGACCCGGCATGACAGCGCACGCCAGAGGTCGGACATTTACCGTGAACTATATCAACTACTACGCAACGCAATCTGACCGATTTTGCGAGGCAGGTGAGTAATGGGAAAGGCGCGGATCATCTCTCAGATTGAGCCAGGGCGTTATCAGATCGAACTGGATCACGGCACGCTCCAGCGGGATGCCATGATCGCCGAGATTGAGGCTCTGCTGCAGGGCGAAGAGCTGGCGCTGCAGGATGCAGATGCAACTATTGCCGAGCTGCAAAACCAGCTGGACGCAAAGGTTGCGCTTCTGAACGCATTGATTGATGAGATGAACAACCCGCCAGCTCCCGAGCCAGACGATGGTGAAGAGGGCGAGGATGACGAAGAGGACGACACGGAAGAGGTGCTCGATATATCAGAGCGCATTGGAGCGGCGATAATCGAAGTCGAGCGAGCGCGCAGGACGCTGAACAGAGCTGAGCGCCAGAAGGCCAACATTGTCATGAAGGCTGCATCACTACGGCTCAACAAGGCCAATCTTGAACGGGTCGAAACGGATAAGACTATCGAGGCCTGGTGTACGGATGGCGAGCCTGATCTGAGCGGCGATGTGGGCACGGCTGAAGTGCCAGGCGAACCGCTCATGCCGATACTCATCAAGCCTGGGTTTGAGGGCGCGGCGGCGTACGATCCAGCCCGTGACGGTCAGATGATCGAGCGTCCGTTGATGAGCGGCGCTCAGGCATATCTCAACGCGGCACTGCTGCCAGGCTGGCAGCGATGGAAACCCACGTACCGATTTGGTGCGATCACCGCTATTGATCGTGATAATGGTACTTGCAGCATACAGCTTGAGCCAACGAGATCATCCGCGCAGAATCTTGTCATCAACCCGAGCGGGTTGATTCACGGCGTGCGGGCGAAATACCAGGACTGCGACATGGATGTATTCGAAGAGGGCGACGAGGTACTGATCGAGATGCAGTCCCAGTCATGGAATGAGCCGCTAGTGGTTGGGTTCAAGAGCGACCCGAGGCCGTGTGCGTTGGATTTTTATTTTATGATCGCAGGTCCTCGTGCTCAGTTTGCGCAATCATCATCGTCTGGCCGTATTAAACCACCAGCCATGGATAACCCATCTGGATTTTCTGCCCAAGGCTTGTGGCCATATTTCAACCATATGTGCGTTCATAACGGCGAGTTGTGTGCATGGTATACGATCGGTAGCTACCGGCTGTCGATCAAGGGCAGCACTAAAATTGATGTGGTCGGAACCGGCACACCCGCAGTCGTGGCAACAAAAAACTGCATATGGTCGCTCCACGTTGAAACCAGTTTGGCCCCGGGCGATGCTGGAACGGTTTACATTAACCAATTCGATGCAGATGGTAGCCACCTAAAACAGTTCGCGCTATCTAACTCGGCGTACTACGTCTACGACTGCCAAGGCGCGGCAGGCATGAGTGAAACGGCAATTTTTTCGCTTCAGAACCTGCAAGCAAGCCCCGGTCGTACTGATTTTATCTGTAAAGATGATGGCACAGTGACCCCGCGCAACATTCCCGGCGACTTTGACACTCCAACCGCAGGTCACGGCTGGGGCGATCAGCGAGTTGAGGTCCATCAGTTCGGCGGCATATCCGGCAGGTCCGTGCGCTTATACAACGGCGTCAGCACAACCGGAACAACCATCATCACGTCCGACGAAATGATAGACGGCTGTGCCATGCAGCAGAACTACATCGTTATATCGACACGTAGTGGCAAGCTGATCTGCTACGACCGCAAAACGCTGGCCCCGCTTGCCACATACCAAATCCCTCAAAGTCGCGGCGGCATGGTCACCGTAGACGCGGCCAGAATGCCCGCAGCCAGTTAACACCCCACAACAGGAAATCACTATGACGATCAAAATTACGATCCCCTCTGCCGAGTGGGTGAACGTTACCGCTTTGTCTGGCGTCAGTGCTGGCGCTGCTTTCAATATCACGAATCAGGGCAGCCGCGTGTTGCTGCTGGCGCAGGGTGCTACGGCGCCGGCCAGTGACGATGCAGCTGAGCAGATGACCACCATGTCCGGCTTCTATGCCAAAGCGCGCATCAGCGGTACCGATCCGCTGTGGGCGAAGGCGGTTGATGGCGAAGGCTGGGCTGTTGTAACGGAGGTGGCGTGATATGGCGATTGAATTCTGGCCGACAGCAGGCGGCGAGGGCGTTGGTGCCAAGCGCACAATCGAGACTCGCAACCCGACAGTAAACGATGATTCAACGCAGGGTTATTCAGCCTGGAGCCTGTGGGGCAACAGCACTGCAAGCGAAGTCTACCGCTGCCTAGATGCCACCGCTGGCGCAGCTGTATGGGTGCAGACCACGCTGACCGTGGATGAACTCGGCAGCGCTGCTATGGCGGAAACGACCGACTTTGACCAAGTCGGTGCTGCTGCAGCAGCTCAGGCGTACGCTGTCCAACGCGGCAACCACACCGGCGAACAGCCGATCAGCACGGTTACCGGCCTGCAGTCTGCGCTGGATGGCAAGGCAACAGCGGCACAGGGCGCCAAGGCTGATACGGCGCTGCAGCCCGGTGCATCCCCAATGGTCCTGTCAGTCGATCCTCTGCGAAAAGCCGTTGAGTCGGAATCCGGCGGACGCCAGACGATCATCTATACCGCGAAGGGCCAACCATCTTGGATGTACGTGCTGCCAAAGTTCAATATGGAAGATATCCCCGGCTGGACAGCAGGCACAGGGACGCATCCCGCATTCATCGCCAATGGCGTTGAGCAGTCCGAGATCATGGTCGGTGTGTATCAAGCAGCAGAGGTTGACGGCGAAGCAGTGAGCCAGCCAGGGCTGTATCCGCGCGTCAGTATCAACTACGACAATGCGAGAGCACTGTGTCAAGCGAACGGCGCTGGTCATGATCTGATGAGCGCGTGGGACTGGGCAGCGATTGCACTCTGGTGCATGGCCAATGGCTTTCAGCCGAGAGGTAACACCAATTACGGTCGGCATCACGATAACAAGTGGGAAACCGGCAGTATTCCAGACGGCGCAACGCTGGGATCAGATGCCACTGGTATCACGAATACAAAAACGGGATCAGGCCCGAACGGCTGGAACCACGACAACTCACCGGCAGGCATCAGTGATCTGGTCGGCAATGTTTGGGAATGGCTGTACGGTATGAAGATACTGGATGGCGTGGTGCAGCTTGCGCCTGATAACGGCGATTACACCGAGGCGCAGTATACCAACACAGCGTTCTTGCTGCCGAGCAATCGCACATGGTCGACCATCGATGCCACCGGCGCGCCGGAGTCGCTGAAACAGGCATTGATTGTGCCCAACGGAGTCGCTGACCCACTGGGGTATCACTATATCACTCTGACCGGGGAGCGTCTCCCGTTCCGCGGCGGCAATCGCGGCAATGCGGGCAATGCTGGTCTCGCTGCTGTGCGCCTCAACATTGGCCGCACGTATGCGAGCAGCACTTTCGGGTTCCGTCCCCGCTTTCGCAATCTGTAATCTGCACCCCAGCAACCTGTAAAGCCCGGCGGTAGCCGGGCGTAAAGGGATTTTATGTCGCAACAGGATCTACAAATCAGACTCAAGGCGGAGGAGATGACGAAGTATGGCTATGCCGCACTGCGCCAGTTTCCGAAGTCTGAAAAGCATGTGCTGAGCGCAGAGATCAGGCAGAGTATGTTTCGGCTGCTGCGCCTGATCATCATCTGCAACCGGCGCTATCACAAGAAGACAACGCTGCAGGATCTGGATGCGGAGCTTGATCTGCTGCGGTCATTGGTCCGGCTCTCGATGGAGCTTGGCTTTTTGCCTTTCAAGCAATACGAAGTCTGGTCTCGGCATGTGAATGAGATCGGACGAATGGTCGGCGGCTGGCTGGGATACATCCACGCCAACAGCAAGCCGACCGCATAAGAGCAAAGGGTAAGGTGTTGAATATGGACTCCCGTTCCGCGGCGGCAATCGCAACAATGCGGGCAATGCTGGTCTCGCTGCTGTGAACCTCAACAATGGCCGCACGAATGCGAACAGCAATATCGGGTTCCGTCCCCGCTTCCAGCTCACGTTGCGCCAGAAGTATGTCACTCACGGGTGGCATTCCAGTGCTCAGCTGAAAGGATGCCTTATCCTCGGCTGATGCCGAAAAATACTCAGAGGCGTGCGTGCGGTACCGCAACAGGGAAGCCTGCGCACCTCGACCAATTACACAAGGAATAAACGGTGGCAAAGACTTACACGGGATTTTTCGAGCAAATTGTGACATTCGATGCGCTCTACCGGGCGTACTTATCCGCCAGAAAGGGTAAGCGCAAAAGCTGGGCCTGCCGGCATTTCGAGAAGGACTTGGAGGGTAATCTGATTCAGCTACAGAACGAGCTGATGTGGGGTGAGTATCGCACCGGTGGTTACCGGTATTTTCTGGTGCACGAGCCAAAGACCCGACAGGTTGCTGCGCTGCAGGACTTCCGCGACCGTGTGGTCCAGCATGCCATCATGACAGTGATCGAGCCGATCTGGGAGTCGCGGTTTATCAGCCACAGCTACGCCTGCCGAGTGGGTAAGGGTACCCATGCCGGAGCGAATCAGGTTCAGGCAATGATGCGCGAATGCCTGCGCAAGCATGGCAAGCTGTACGCACTGAAAGCGGACATCCGCAAATACTTTGCGAGCATCAACCACGCCAAATTGAAGCTGCTGCTTCGCAAGCGCATTACTGATCAGGCACTGATGAATGTGCTGGATAACATCATCGACAGCTATAGCGAGCAGGGTCGCCCGGGGCAAGGCTTGCCGATCGGCAACCTGACCAGCCAGCTATTCGCCAACATCTATCTGGATGACTTCGACCAGTGGATCAAATGCCGCCGACAAGAGCGGTGGTATGCGCGCTATATGGATGACTGGGTTGTGCTGAGTCACGACAAGCAGCATCTGCATGCACTGCGTCTGGATGCCGAACGGTGGCTGAGCGATAACCTGGCGCTGGAAACCAATCACAAAACCGGCGTCTTTCCAGTCGCGCACCAGTGTGGCCGGGGTTTGGACTTTCTCGGGTATCACCTTTGGCCTGACCGCCGACGTTTACGCAAGGCAAGCCTGCGACGATTCAAGCGCCGGGTGCGCAAGCTGCAGCGGGACTATGCCGCCGGCACTGCGAACCTTGCCGATATTCACCAACAACTGAACAGCATGATCGCCCACGCACGTCATGGTGACGCTATGCCGGTGATCGAGAAGACTCTTAACTCTGCCGTATTCAGGAGGGCAGCATGACAGACGTAGTGACTGATGAACTTGAGATGATTGGCGGACCGGTTGAGACCGACGAAGAATGGCGAATTCGCAAGCTGCTGGAGAAGTTGGAGCAGATGCGCAAGACGGAAGAAGAGAAGGGTGTGACCGTGAACGGGGTGCGCTATGCAGGCACCCAGGTGAATCGGCAGGCAATGCAGGAAGCGCTGAGCGCAGCAGCCGAGTATGGATTGACTGTATTCAGCAGCTGGAAGGACAGTGACGGCCAGTACCACCGGAGCCATCCTGTCGCTGATGTGCATGAAGCACTGAGCGCTATCGGTCTGCGGCGCATGGCGTTGATCGCCAAGGAGGGCGAATACGCTGAAATGATCAAGGCTGGCGAATTGCTTGATCTGGGTGGCCTGGAATGGATCGCGTAAAGCAGCAGCTGCTGCGGATCGCTGCCTGGGCGAGTCAGACGGTAAACGTCTGGCTGCTGTTCGGGCATCATGATCAGACGGTCAGTGCGCGGTGCTGGGTTAACCGGTACCTGCCAGGCTGGCGCTTGGGGTATCGGCTGATCAATGGATTTTTCTTCTGGCAGAAGGATCATTGCCGGTCGAGCTATCAGAGGGATGTGGAGTTTGCACGGGATGTGCTGCAGTGTCGTGAGGGGTGATCGCGCCTCTTGCGATACGTATCATCTATACGTACTATCTGCGTTCGCGGCTTCCGGAAATACAGTGATCGAACCACATGCAGCTGGCTGAAAAAACAGGGTCAAAAAGGTGAAGTGATTTCGGAGAATGAGGGGTAAGAGGTTGATACAGAAGGGAAAGCTATCGGACTGCAACTCCGTGTACGCCGGTTCGATTCCGACTCCAGCCTCCATTCATATCAGACGATAATGTAACGTCTGATATGAATGGATTTTTTATTTCCCCTCGCAAACATCCCTTCACGATTAAA